CCATCAACAAAAAGCCAATGACCATAGTCATGCAGACGCCATCTATATTGTGCACAGATTTCTTCAAACTGCATATAAAGAGAGCCAGCAGTCTCAGGTGATTTGTTCTCAAATCGGTTGATACGATCTTCATGGTTGCCAGCAATTAGCTCCATGTGTATATCTAAACCATTGATTTCTTTTAAGAAAGCTCGCATTGCTTCTTCACAGCTTTCAAGATCGTTCTTAAAGCTTGGGCGTTGAGCATATCCTTGTGAGCCAATAGGCTCGTGGGTTGATACGCTATCCCATGAGCAGAAGTCGCCAATTTGTATAATTCTATGTGGTCGGGTTTCGGCGCAATGACGAGCAATCCATGTAAATCGTTCTTTGTCCATATTGGGCTGGTCATGTATATCGCCAATAGCAACAACCCTCGTTGCGTCTTCCCTGCCAGCAATATACCTTGGCTTTAAGGATTTTGCTTTCTGTATGTTTTCGATGACATTCTTGAGCGACTTAACTTCTTCTTCCAATGCCCACATCTCTTTCAAGCTGTCTGATACATGGATTTCTCTATTGAATTTAATTTTGCTTCTAAGCGTACTTTCTGGGAACCCTAAATACCTGCTTACTTTGTTTTTAGAACCGAACCTTTTGAGTAATTGTTCTATATCTTCAGAAGATAATATCATGATAGTTTCCGCCACAAACTATAAATTACATATCACAATTGCATGAAACTTTGAATACAAAGAGTTTTTAGGTAATAACTTGGTTAATTTTGATTGTTTGTGCTATATATATTAACCGCTGTTTGCTCCCGTGGCGGGATACAAGTAAGAACCTCTTTGCTCAGAAAAGGTCAGTCATCGTTCACTGTGGTTAGCCTACGATGGCAAACGGGACAATTATTTTGGGGTACGTTATGCAACGGGTGAACTGTCAAGCAATAGTTGACATTATTAAAGAGCCTAAGATGGGCAACAAGGGTTTAGCTACTTACCGAGTTGAGACTTGGGGTAAAGAACCTTATGATTTTGTTCGCATATATGAAATTGCTGCAAAGTCTGATACATTAGCGGCACAAGAAGGAATTAGGCGTTTTGTTGATGAGATGGAACGCCTGCCTTTGGAATAGGATTTTACCATGCCTTTAGTTCCTGGCCTTACGCCATCTATACGCCAAGAAGCTCCTGAAGCAGAGCCAATGCCCTCTGCCGATGATGTAGTAATTGAAATGGTTGAAAACGGCGACCAGCCAGTTTTTGATACTAAAGGCAACGTTTTGGAGATAGAGCATGGCGATGGGTCAATTACTATCTCCTTGGACGGCAGACCAATTGAAGAAGGCGATCAAAAGTCGTCGAAGGGGTGGTTCGACAATCTGGTTGATGAGATTGATAGTTTGGAGCTTAATCGTATTAGCTCTGAACTGTTACGGGGTATTCAAGACGATTTGGATAGCCGTAAAGAGTGGATTGAGGATCGTGCGCAAGGCATTAAACTTTTAGGCTTGAAGGTAGAGCTTCCTAATCTGGCAGGGGCATCTGACGGAGCACCTGTCGAGGGTATGTCAAAAGTCCGACACCCACTATTGCTAGAGGCTGTTCTTCGTTTTCAGGCTAATGCTCGTAGTGAAATGCTTCCTACGGATGGTCCAGTTAAAATCCGCAATGACGATAATAATGCCTATTTGGGGGAGGACCAGCTTGCGAGTGCGCTGGAGCGGGATTTAAACCATTACCTGACCAGCGTGGCGTCTGAGTATTATCCAGACACAGATCGTATGCTTCTTATGCTCGGTTTTGGTGGGACAGCTTTTAAGAAAATTTACTTCTGCCCATTAAGAAACCGCCCTGTATCTGAAACTGTGGATGCTGACGACTTGATCGTTAACAACGCAGCTACTGATTTGCGTAATGCACGCCGTATTACACATCGTGTGTACATGAAGCCAAGCACAGTTAAGCGTCTTCAAATTCTCGGCGTTTATCGTGACATTGATTTGCATCAGGCGGCTATGCCCAAGCTGGATGCCGTACAGCGCCAGAAAATGGATCAGCAGGGTATCCAATTGGATACAAAAAACCCTGATGATCGTGATCGTGAAATTTACGAGTGCTATTGTGAATTGGACATCCAAGGCTTTGAACATAAGTATAAGGGTAAAGAAAGCGGTCTGGAAATTCCATATCGTGTGACGATTGACGTTTCCTCTAAGGAAATTTTATCAATTGTGAGGAACTATGATGAAGACGATCAAGAGCTACCAGAAGCCCGTTCAAACTTCGTCAAATACACATACGTTCCTGGCATGGGTTTTTATGATATTGGACTTTTGCATATATTGGGCAATACGACCAATGCAGTTACTGCTGCGTGGCGTGAGCTTCTTGACGCAGGTATGTATGCGAATTTTCCCGGTTTCCTTATGGCGGACACGGGAGCTAGACAGAATACGAATATCTTTCGTATTCCTCCAGGCGGAGCTGCTCTTGTTAAAACTGGTGGTATGCCGATCAACCAAGCGATCATGAACCTGCCCTATAAAGAGCCATCCAGCACGCTTGCTGCCTTGGTTCAGGATATGGCTCAAACAGGTATGCGCATCGGTGGCACATCTGAACAGCAAGTCGGTGAGGGCCGAGCTGACGCCGCTGTAGGCACAACGCTGGCTATGATTGATCAGGCCACAAAAATTGAAAACAGCGTTCATAAGCGGATGCACGCTTCTCAGGCAGAGGAATTTCGCCTGCTTGTTGAGTGCTTTAAAGAGCATCCAGAGAGCTTCTGGCAACGCAATCGCAAGCCAGCTATGGAATGGGATGAACAAACATTCTTGCAGGCTTTGGAAAACTTTGACCTTCAGCCACAAGCTGATCCTAATACATCAAGCCATAGCCAACGCCTGATGAAGATTATGGCGTTGAAACAACTGCAACAGCAAAACCCAACCATGTACGATCCTATTGCGATTGACACGGCTGCTATGCAGGCTATTGGCTGGAGCAACCCTGAGCAGTTCATGGCTCCTCCGCAAACCCAAGGCCAGATGCCTCCGCAAATGAAGCAGGCTATGGCAGAGCTTCAAATCAAGAAACAAGAAGCTGATGCTAAGACAATGATGGCTCAAGCAAAAGCTGCACAAATGCAAAACGAAATTCAAAATGGTCAGAATGGGCAAAAGCCAGTTGACCCTGTTGAGTTGGCAAGGATGCAACTTGAACAGCAAGAAATGCAGCAAAAGTCTCAGGATGCCGTTCTTGATGCCATTAACCGAAAGCGTGATCGTGAAAGCCGTGAGCGTTTAGCAGCTGTTAAGTTGGCAGAAGATATGGCTGCTAATCCACAAGCTATCCCACTAATGCAAAATCTGCTACATGGAGATATGATAAACCGCTTGGAAGCTAATGAACCTTCATTGCTACCAACGACGCCTAACTCGGTGCAGTAATGGAAAATGACCCGATCTTCCATGCCATTTTACTTGCTAAACGCATGGCAAGAGGTGGTTATGCTGACGGGGGTGATACATCTGATCCAATTGCTTATGCCAATAGCTTGTTAGGTTATGGCGACGCAGCCAGTCAATCTTCATTAAATAACAGTGGGTTACCTACATCTTTGCCGATGGGAATAGCTCCCTCTGTGGCAAAACCATCGGCGATGCAAACGCCTGGCACACCTAGCTCCGTTCAGCCAGATATTAGCGGATTGTCAGCCCCTGCTGCTGGACAGGCGGCTCCTTCTGTGGCGGCTGGCCCTGCGGCTCCTACGCCATCGACACCCGCTCCAACGCCTACGCCTGCGGCTGGTAAGCCTGCTGCCAAAAAAGATGAAACGACATCAACCAATACGCAAAAGCGTGGTGGGCGTGTTGGTTATTATGATGGCGGTTTAATTGATCTAGATACCCCTGTTCCTAGTACCCAACAAAATATTGGTTTGTATGGTATTGATTGGGGTAATCCTGATAGTTCTGCTGATTTCTTTCGTGCTGATCAACAATTGCAAAAAGCATTAGCTGTTTCAAATCAAATACTTAACGGAAATTCTGACGTTGATAGCAACACAAATCCACGACTTATTCCTCCAGAAGTTATCCCCAATCCAACGCCAAATAATGTGCCGTTGCCTCCCGTTAGGCCGTCTAATTTAGGCGATGAAACTACAGATACATCAACTCAAGCGCCGCCTGCATCTGCTCCGCAAGGTGGCTCGACTGTTCCTCCGCCACAAAACGTTAATGTCAAGGGCGTTGATCCACGTTTAATTGATATTTACAACGAGGCATCTAAATCCCTGCCAGAGGGTTACAGCGTTCAACTAACGTCTGGTTATCGTGCTGGCGATCCTCGTTTTCATGGGCAGGGTAAAGCAGTTGATTTTCAAATTACCGATGCCAATGGCAACGTTTTAAACAATTATCAAAACTTGCCAGCCTTCAGAACTTATGAACAATTTGCTCAATCGGCTCGCAAAGCCCAAATGCAAATGTATCCTGAGTTAAACGATCAGCTGCGTTGGGGCGGATATTTTTCAGGCAAAACACATCCGTTTGGTGGCCCTTATGGAGCTGTTGATATTATGCACCTTGACCTTGGTGGTGATAAGGTCGGTATGCAAGGCGGTTCATGGGCTGGCGGATTAACAGACGCACAACGCAAACTATTGCAAAATAAAGCAATCAGCCAAGGTATGGGGCAAGGATATGCGTCTGGTGGAACACCAGAAGCAGATTTATCTAATCAAGATAAAATTGTTCGTGATGCTCTTTTAACAGCTAATTCAATGCCTAAAGAAGATTTATTTAGCGGTAATTTAAATCAATATAACACAAACGCTACTCTGTCTGACGGCAATTTGTCTGCATCATTTGGGTCTGTTAATCCAATAGAACAAAGTTCTGGTGCTTCTCTTTATCCAATGTTTAATACTACATTGGGCGCACAATTATCGCCAAAATTCAACACATCATTTACACGACAAACGCCATTGAGCAATTCTCAATCGGGTTCATCTAATATCGCATCTTTTGGCTATAATGACAGCGACATAAGTAGCAATGCTCAATTTGGTGATACACCATCTGGAAGAATGTATGGTGCTACATTTGGCAAAAACAATGCTGACAGCAATTTAAACTTGTTTGGAAATTATACTCCAAAAACACATAACTTTACTGGTGGAATTGAATATTCCAAGCGTTTTGCTTCTGGAGGATCTGTTGTTAATCAAGCATTTAGTGTATCATCTGGCGGGATGATTAATCATGCTTTGCGTAAAGCTTACGCCACAGACGGCACTGTTACAGATCCAGCGGATACACCAACTGCTGGTGATTATCAGCCAACAGGTGATCCTGACTTAGATACGGCATTACAGCAAATTAGTGATGCCAAAAAAGAAATGGATCAAGGTGCTACGGAATACAAACAACCTATATCTGAACGGATACAAAGCGGTGCAAGTGCTGGATTTGGAAGCCAACCAATAGGTTATAATCCAGAAGATCAGCAAAAAATTGATGATATATCTAAACAATATCCATATTTAGAAATGCCGTTAAATATTGCCCAAGGTATTTATCAATCCGTGGCTACGCCAATATCTTTGGCTGGCAGGGGAATTAATGCTCTTGTGGGTGGAACATCAGGTGCAATAGCTGGAACTTATGGTGAAGCGACAGGCGCTGATGAAACAGATGTAAATAAACTGCAACGTGATTTAAATTCATTAGGGCAAAGTGCATTAATTGAAACAGGCAGAACTGGAGATATTCCAGCAGTTAAAGAAGAAGCGCCTATCATTAATAATACTCCTATTGTTGATAAAGCATTAAGTAAAATACCTGAAGAACCTGAACCTTTACCAACGACAAATATTCCTGAAACATCAAAAACTTCTTACAGCCAAATTGATCCTGAAGGTAATTTAAATTTACGCCCATCCGTAAAGGCGGAAGATTTAAAAGGCCCAGATGTTCAAACTGTGGATAGTTTTATAAATCAGCTTAAAGGTAAGCAAGGATTTACACCTGATAGTTTAGAAGAAATTAAATCTCAGTTCGCTGACAAGCCAACAGTGAGCAAAGATGATTTTGCCAATAATATGCCTGCATCACAATATAATAAAGAACCGCTTGATATGCAAAATTATGATCAGGCTAAAGGCGATATAGATGATTATTTTAATAGCCAATATGAAAATTTGCCACAATTTGTAGCTTCTAAAGTATTAAAAGATGCAGGACATTCATTTTATAATAAATTGTTAAATGAATTATCATCACGAGATTATATTGACGATAGTATTAAAACACCTGATATGATAGATAGATTTAATCTTGCACAAAATTCTGCAAATGAATTTATAACTTTGCCAGTTCAAGTAAAATATTTTTTATCTCATTGGTATGGAATAAATAATTTTAGACAATTGAGAAGAATGTCCGATGATTTTAATACGCAAACAACTGCTGCTGTGATTAGATATCCAGAACAATATCCTGAATTTTTTGCTCAATATAATAGCAAATTAAATCAAGCAAGAAATAATTTAACTAATATGCACAATGAACAAATTGATCACTTAAATGATCAGTTTGGTAATTCAAATGTTATCAAAAGACCTAAATATCGAAATGTTCAAAGATTAGTTTTCGATAAAGACAATCCATCTTTGCGGGAAAATTATTTTGAAATGGGCGTTTCACATCCCAATTATGATAAATTATATAAACATTTCAGCAATTTTAATAACGGCATAGGTCATTTTCGGGGTACAATGACCCCCGATGGAGCATCCATATTAAATGCAGATAAACCTGGTGAAAATTTATCTCAATCAATGTTACAAACAAAACCTAATTCTGCTGTTATTGAAGAAATACAATCTGATGCTCAACAAACAAATCAACAAACTGGACCTTTAAGGCAAGTTCATGGGGTTGTTGCCAAAGCTGCTATACAACACGCTTTAGAAAATGGGGCTAATACTATTTATTTTCCAACTTCTAAACCAATTATTGCAAGAAGA